CAAGTATTTTTAGTGGCTCTCATGAAGGAGATGGTTCACAATTAATAGGAATTGAAGCTTCAAATATAGTTCAACCTTTTACAAATATAACAGCTTCGGGTAATATAAGCTCAAGTGGATTGATAACAGGAGAAACTCTAGAGGTTATGGATACTGCAGACTTTAATGGATCAACTACTTTTGAAGGCGGGACTACATTTAATCAAGGTGCAGCTTTTGATGATGGTGAATTTACAATGGGAACTGATGGAAGGTTTAGTTATGGAGACTGGATCCTGTCTGTAGCAGAAACGAGTATTGATTGTCGCTTCAAAAATATCATTGAATTAAAACCAGCTAGAGTTCCAGCTCCCTGGACTGTAACAAGCATCCATCATTATCTAGAAGGCCAACAACTAATTTTATTGGCTGATCCATCTATGGGAGTAGCAGTTACAATTCAAGATAATGCAAATATAAACCTAAATGGAACTACAGACTTTATTATGAATGCCGGAGATACATTAACTCTTGTAGCATCTTCCACATTGGACACTTGGTATGAAACTAGTCGAATGGTTAGATAAATGCATTATAAAGTAGATAAAATAGCTTTTCAAAATGAAAAGATTACTTTTGATTTGGTAAAAGGTAATAAACATTTTGGCAGATGTTTGGTAGCTACAGTCCCTACAAGAAATGGCTCAACAATTCAAGCTGTTATGATGAAAGAATGTGAAGAAAAAGAAATTAAAGAAGAAGCTAAAAGCCTATATGAAAAATATAAACCAAAAAGTATATTAGAGGTTGGCTTTGGTTTAGGATATACAGCAACACAATTTCAGGAGTGTGGCATTGAAAAACATACTATTGTAGAAGCTCACCCACAAATGGTTAAAGCTGCTAAAAAATGGAAAGAAAATTATCCTAATAAAAATATTGAAATAGTATTTGAATTTATTCAGGATTATATTTATGATGAAGCAAATTTTGATTTGATCTATGATGATAGATATGAGATTATTGATAGAGACCAATCTTATTTAGAAATGTTAGGAAATAATGGCTTCAATTTTAGAAATAAAATAAAGAACTTTCCTTGTTGGAAACAAATAAAGGTAACATATTAATTAACCCAAATGATACAACTCTTATCGAGCTTTCTTAATTAAGTCAATATTTATATAAAAAGGTAAACCATGGCAGTAAACATTCCAATTTGGCCCGGATCATCATCATTCTTTCCGGGAGATACTCCCTTCGGATTTTATGATAACGAACTATTATTTCAAACCGAAGCAGATAATGCTGCCGAATGGTGTGCGAGAAGATTAGGATATCCAATAAATGATATTGAACTTCAGGATATAAACTTTTATACTTGTTTAGAAGAAGCAGTATCAGAATATAGTAATCAAGTAAATACATCTAATATACGTGATAACTTAATTAATTTGCAAGGCGAATCGACATCTTCTAATTTAACACAAAAATATGTATCGGCAAATTTTGGTGGGCTAATTACTTTAGCTAAAGAATATGGTTCTGAAGCTGGTAGTGGAGGAACATATAATGTTTACACCGGATCTTTAACAGTTACCACCGGTAAGTCGTTTTATGATTTAACAGATACTAGTCTGGTGTCATTCGAAAGTGGTTCTCCAGCAACTACTAATTTTGAAGTAACTAGAATATTCCATGACCCACCACCTGCTATAGTAAAATATTTTGATCCATTTATAGGTACTGGATTAGGATCCCAGAACATGTTAGAAATGTTTGGATGGGGTAATTATTCTCCCGGCGTTTCATTTATGATGATGCCGATGTATGCCGATGTACTTCGAATTCAAGGAATAGAATTTAATGATCAGATACGAAAATCTGGATACGGATTTCAATTAACTAATGACAGTAGATTGAGATTATTTCCAATCCCTACTTATAATTTTAAGTTATGGTTTAATTATATAGATCAAGCTGATCGTGGCCGGCCATTACGTAGTAATTACGCTGGTATATCAGATTATAGTAATATTCCGTATGATAATATGAAATATACGACTATTAATTCAGTCGGACGACAATGGATTAGAAAATATACACTAGCTCTAGCTAAAGAAATGTTAGGTTATATAAGAGGAAAGTATGCAACGTTACCAATACCTAACGCAGAATTAACTTTAAATGGAGCAGATCTAATTGCCGCGGCCGGCACAGAAAAGGAAGCGTTAATACTTGAGTTAAAAGAAACGTTAGAAACTTTATCCAGACAAGCTCAGTTAGAAAGAAAACAAGCTGAGTCTGATGCTTTACAATTGCAATTAAATAAGATACCGCTTAAAATTTATGTAGGATAATTATGGCTTTATTTGGAAGTGGCAGAGATGCAAGTTTAATTAGAAGTGTTAATAGAGAACTTATTAACCGATATGTTGATGTTGAAATTGAATGGTATAAACTTTCTTTGCCTGATACACGCGAAAATATATACGGTGAATCGGATAATAAACAATATTATCGACCTGTAAAGTTACATTGTTTGGTACTTAAAGAACCATTAGAAATGGCAGGAGATGATTATGGATTAGAAGGTACACGTACCGGTACTTTTGCGTTCCTCCGGGATGATTTAAAAGATATTAGTGCTATAATCGAAACTGGAGATATCTTATGGTGGGATTTAGAATATCATGAAGTTGATGTCGTACATGGTAGCCAATATTGGTCAGGAAGGAATCCAGATACAAATCTAGGATTTACAGAAGGAGAAATAACAGAATTTGGGTATAGTGTAAGTATTGTTTGTGATACCCATGTAACCAGAAGAAATAGATTAAATTTAGTAGAAGTAAGAAGCGGCGGAGTAAATACTGAATATCAATTACCAAGGAATTTATAATATATGGCAAAACCAAAATTACATAGAACATATTCAACGTTTATAGAAAATTCAGGTATAACTGGAGATGCTGGTACCGCCGGCGATCCTGTACAAGATGTACCCGGAAGAGCCAATGAGGTACGTAGAGACACTGATACAGTTAAAACTCCTAGATGTACAATATATGATATTGACTATGCGATAATGTGGTACATACGAAATGCCATCCGGCCCCAAATTATAGAAAATGATAATACTTTAGATGTTCCTTTATCTTACGCAAATGGAGAAAAATGGAGTCAGATACAGAAACATGGTTATATGCGAGATTCAACTGGTAAGTTAATGACACCGTTAATGACACTACGGAGATCGACAATTACTGAACGAGATATGTTAAAGAAATTAGACGTTAATCTTAATCCTGCCGGCAATGCTCAATTAATGAAAAACAAATATACATTGGCTAATAAATATGATAGATTTAGCATGTTACAAAATTCAAAACCAACCGAAGAATTTTTTGTAACCGCAGTCCCAGAATTTATTGATGTTGCATATGAATTATTTATTTGGGCAGAATATGTAGAACAGTTAAATTCGATAATTGAACAGATCATGCCAACGGGTGGATTTGCTTGGGGTGATACATGGAAATTTACAACCTACATACAAGATTATACTTTTGAAACTATGAACGATATTGGTCAGGATAGAATGGTGAGAGCTACGTTACCATTACTAACAAAAGGTACATTATTAATGCAAGATGAGTTGCGTCAAGAAACTATGAAAAAGGCATATTCAGTCAAACGGATTTCTTTTAAAGGTGAGACTGAGACATTTAATGCAAATGTAACAAACCCTCCACCTGAAGGATATACTGATAATACGAATGGAAATTTCAAAAAACTTCTATAAAATTACAGAAAATAATTGGTTGGTTTGAAATATATTTCAATATTTATTTATGATTAGTTATTTTAAAAAAAGGAATTATACGTTATGGCACAGGAAATAAAGTTTACGGATGAAGAAGTTAAACAAGTCTCTAAATTAAGAGATGCAAGTTCAAATAAAGTAGTTGAATTTGGACAGTTAAAGATTGAAATATTTTTAACAAAACAACGATTAGAAGAATTATATAGAGCAGAAGCTCGAGCAGAAGAAGATTTTAAATCGTTACAGGAAAAAGAAAAAGCTTTAGTTGAAGAATTAAATAAAAAATATGGCGCCGGAACACTTGATTTAGATAGTGGTACATTTAAGCCAGTAGAATAATATGTTTAACATTTAATGTACATATTTATTAATAAATTTAAAGAAATAAAAAGGAGTATATAATGGCCGAAAAAATTGTAAGTCCTGGCGTATTTACGAGAGAAGTTGATCAATCGTTTTTACCCGCAGGAATTGCTGCTATTGGCGCCGCAGTAGTAGGCCCAACCGTAAAAGGACCAGCAGGCGTACCAAAAGTAGTAAGTAGCTATTCTGAATACCAACAAATGTTTGGAGACAAATTTATAAGCGGTTCTGGAGCATCAGAAAAATCATATCAGTATTTAACATCATATACTGCTAAATCATATTTAAATGCCGGAAATACATTAACAGTAGTAAGAATATTAGCCGGTTCTTATAGTGGAGCACAATCAAACGTTGCTTCATCAGGAACAACAACCACCACCGGTGACACTTTTGCGAGCGCATCTGTTACTTTTGATGCAGCATGGGTAGATAATCAAGAAATGCGAATCGTAGATGAAAATAGTGCAACATGGAGATTTATTGCATCTGGCGATCCTATACCAGCTGATGATCCCGATGGGAAACTTTATTTCTTTTCCACCGGTTCGTCTGTAACTGCAACAGCTACAAACTTAACTATAGAAGTAAATAATTCAGCATTATCAGGATCAGTTTCAGCATCTTTTATAGCAGGATTATTTGGAATATCAGGATCAGCAGCCGGCACAACATATAATGGCATAACAATGGCAACCAGTTCTGCAACAGCAGGCGTTGGTAGTGTAGTAGCTACGACAGCAGGAGGAACTAGTACTACAACCGGTACAAATGCCGGACCATCTTTTGTACTACATACATTAGCTGATGGGAAATTAATGAATAATGGAAGAACCCAAGCGTCTACAAATGGTTCTGGGTCTGCAGATGATGAAACTACA